GTATCTACAGTGCTTTTATTAACGGTCAAGGTGTGCCTAGTATTGCACAAATGATGACTGAAGATACGGACGAACCTGCTGGTGTCGAAGTTAAGTTTTCGGTTAACGATCGCTATGACTACAGTAAGTTCCGTGACGAAGCCCGTCAGGTCTATACCTATTTCAAATTGCGTCCTGTTGTAACTGGATACAGTGGATTTGAATTTACTACATTGGAATATGACACTGAGAACATTGTTCCAGGTGTACACAGTTACAAGAACTCATACCATAGCAAGGCTGTTATGGGTAATATTGCTTACCCAATTGACATTCCAAATGCTGATAAGGTATTGGGCTCATTGCGTACATTGTTGTCATGTGGTTTGGAGTTGCACTTTGCTATTGGTGAATTGGACTTCCAAGCGTCACGTGAAGGCTTGTCATACATTCCAAGTACTATCGATGCTATCAAGAATAAATTGACTGCGGTTAACAGTGCGTTGACAACTGTATTGGCTAAGGAAGCTGATGCTATTGAAAACTTGTGGGAACGTGCTATCTTTTTGAATAGCAAGCGTAGTCAGGATTTGTGGAAGGCCGCTGTTGAAAAGTATGTTGCCGACAACAAGCCTGCTATGATTCAAACTAACAATAACCCTTACTGGGATTTTATCCAAAGTCCAAAAGTACTGGTTTCCGAATTGGCTAGTAAGTATAACATCAGCGTTACCGCATTTAGTCATCACAGTGGTAGCACTACTTGTACCAATATCGGCAACGATTATGACCATGAGAAACAAGCAGATGGTACAGTTAAGACTGTCTACTTTTGGAAGTTTGGTGTAGACAAAGGTACACGATTTGTTGTTAACGATTTGAATGTAGGTGCTACAGAACGTGCTAAGTTTCATTGGAGAAATACTCCACGTGAAGCCGACGACCGTGGCTCACATACAGTTTACGTATTGACTAAGACTGACAAGACTCGCCCAATGTTGCTCAAGCAGTTCTTTGGGGCTATCAACAATCCTCCAGAAACATGGAAGATCGATGCTAGCACATTGAAGCAAAAGGAACGTGTATCGGGCAGTTTGAAGAACGTGACTGTATTGAGTTTGCAAGAACGCAATAGTGGTGGCTACTATCGTAGCCGTGAAATGGTTTGGCGTGATGCTGGTAAGGCTGATAGCTTTGATGCAACCAAAACTTACTACTACTTGCCTTTGAGCGGATTCAATCCAATCAGCAAAGTGAGTAATGGTTTTGATGTTAAGCGTTTCTTCAATGACTTGAAGGAATGTGGTATCGAAACTTTGCGTAGTAAAACTATCTACGGTGTGCGTAAAGGTGACATTGAGTTTATTAAGACTCAACCAAACTGGATCAACATCGAGGATCACATTACTAAAGAATTGAACTCTATTGATAATAAATTAACAATGAGTTTGGTGCTTCAAGCTGTTGACAATTTCAACTTGCTCAGCTATAATGAAAACATTGTTTATAATGTAGAAGATAAAAACAGTCCTTATGTTAAATTGGTAATGCAGTTTAAGGGATTTGAAAAGATCAAATACAGTGAACAAAGTTTGAAGAATCTGTGCCGTATGTATGCTACTCATGTAACATTCAACCCACAGTCAACCGTTGATAAGTTTGTTGCAGAGTGCAAAGAAATTTACCAACGTTATCCATTGTTGCAGTACTTACGTTCTGCTCCAAATCACGAAGTTGGTGCGTATATTAATTTGATTGACACACAGAAAGGTGTAAACTAAAATGGCTTATCCATTCATTATTCAAGGTAAAAACATTGTTGTTGTAATCGGCAACAAGAGCCACACAATCAGTTCAACCCACATTACCTATAGTAAGGTTTTGGATGCCATTAAAGCTGGCGACTGGGATACTGTTAAAGACGTAATTGAGCCTAAGAAAGTTGTGCTCAATTACGGTCAGGGCAATGTTAGCATCCAAGGCGAAACATTGTTTTGGAAGGGTGCAGAAATGCACACTAGTTTGAGCAAGCGTATGATCCAAATGCTACAGGATGGTTTCCCAATTGAACCGCTTGTATTGTTTATGGAGAACTTGATGAACAACCCAAGTTATCGTGCAGTTAACGAACTGTATGGCTTCTTGGAAAAGAACAGTTTGCCAATTACTCCAGATGGTTGCTTCCTGGCTTACAAGAAAGTTCGCAATGACTACATGGACATCCATAGTGGTACATTCAACAACTCAGTTGGATACATCTGCGAAATGGAACGTAACAAGGTAGACGACAACCAAAACAACACATGTAGTTCTGGTTTGCACTTCTGCTCAAAAGAGTACTTGCCAAACTTTGGAGGTGGCGATAGCCGCACAATGATCCTAAAGATCAATCCTGCGGATGTTGTAAGTATTCCAACTGACTACAATAACAGCAAAGGTCGTACTTGCCGTTATGAAGTTATTGGCGAGTTAGGTGTAGAAGTTGATGAAGCTTTTACAGCACCAGTTCAGGAAATGGCTAATCAGCCTGCTCCAGCTGGTACACAACCGGACTATACAGCTCAGTGGCCTAACCCACAGAACTGAACCGTTGTAATTTAGCAACAAAGCCCTGTTGATTTACTTTGACAGGGCTTTTGTTTTTTGCTATAATAAGTGTATGAATAAAGAAATAGATCAAATTAAACAAGTTTTTAAACAACTAGGTTACGATTGGGTAGAACCTTATCTAACTACAGAGGGTGCAATTAATAGAAGCGAAGTGGGCAACCACAGAGGCTTGTATTATATCTATCCTGAGAAGAACTTTTATTTTGGCAAAGCGGCAACTAATACAGTTATCAATCGCCATCAAACACATCGTCCAAAATTGGACTGTGACTTGGCTACATTGTATGGACCCGCAGTAGAAAAAGTGGAACCGCGTTGGCAGTTCCCAGAAGGATTCAAGGAAGGTGTTTGTAAATACTTATTGGAAGGTGTAGATTCAATTCCAAGTCACTATGTAAAGATTGGCAAGAAGCAAGTAGCACCAGGTGTGCTAGACTTTCCGGTGACACACAAGGTAAACATTGATACACTACCAGTTCTAGTTTGGAATTTAGAACATCTAACAGCTAAAGAAATTAGCGAAATTGAAGAAGCAGTAATACCCACAATTTGGCCTTACTGCAATAACGAAACATATAGACGTAGAAAGAAAGAGCGAAATGTATAAGATTTTAGAAAAAGAAGTTGAAATAGAAAGTTTCATAACACTAGGCGAAGCTATGGAGTTTGCCAAGAGTTTAGGCGCCTTTGTTACTATCAGTGGCAATGGTATGGAAATAGTAGGCCGTTTTGGTGCTGACAGTATCAAAGACGGTAAGTGTCCAGATGGTGTAGATTACACTTGGATGAAGCGGAGATCGCAATGAGCTTAGATGTAGATTTAATGGTCACTCAACCCACTAGTGTGTACAGCGCAAACATTACACACAATTTGGGCAAGATGGCTAGTGAGGTAAAAGTAGGTATAGGTGCTAAGATAGACCTATACACTATTTTGTGGCGTCCTGAAGAGTTTAATTTTAAGTTTGCTAGGGACATCGCAGACTTGTTGGATGAGGGTTGGAATATTTTATTAAGTGATCCAGAAAAGTTTAAGAAATTTAATCCTGAAAATGGATGGGGTAGCTACGAAGGACTTTGCGACTTTGTCTACAAATACCGTAACGCCTGTTGGGATAATCCTGACTCAGAATTGAGTATATCACGATGAAAATTCGTTTTGATAAAGACACTATGCCCGACGAACTATACAATGCGCTATTACAGCATTTTGTAAATGAAGCAGTTGGGCTAGGAGTAGAAGTTAACAAGTTTACTCAATTTAATAATTGGGTAGTCGAATGCGAAGTAGACGCAAAAGAATCAATTCATTAAGGAGGCATTATGCCGTGGATTCAAAATTGTGCGGCAGATGATATTCCAAAAGGATTCCATGTCGCGGTAAAAGAAAATAGTATGCTGATCCAAATTACGGATCCAGCTAGTTGGCGTCCTACTCCAAAACATCAATTCAAAGAAGTACATCACTTTGAGTTTTTGGATGTAGAAGCTAACGATCATGTAGACGACGAAGCTATGAAGTGTAGTCAAGAACAAGCCAATCAACTTGTGGCTCTTTTACAACACGCACTCGAAGAGCGCATGGATGTAATTGTGCATTGTTTCGCTGGTATTTGCCGTTCTGGAGCAGTATGCGAAGTGGGTGTTATGATGGGCTTTAATGATACAGAGCGGTTTAGAAGCCCTAATCTGCTCGTTAAGCACCGGATGATGAAAGCCTTGGGTTGGGCATACGACCCGAACGAAAGCCCGTTAAACGACGATTGGCGCACTTTTAGATCGGTTGACTGAACGTAGTTTTGGTTGTATAATTATAACTTAACTTAGAAAGGAGCGGAGTATGACTATGGTAGTTGCCAAATTCAAAGACAGATGGGTCCAAATTGCCAAGTTTGCCCGTGACGTTAAATTCAGTGACGAGAAGGATTGGTTCATGATCGTTGTAGATTGGGAAAAGCCTTTTCGTAAAAGAGAACAGTTTAAGTGGATTCCTGCTTCAACACGGTTTGAAGATGTTAAGGAGTTCGTAGGATGAAGACATGGGTGACAAGTGACTTGCACTTTGGGCACAAGAACATTATGAGTTTCTGCCCACAGACAAGAGCACGATTTAATAATGATGTTGCCTACATGAACAATGCTATGGTAGAGGAATGGAACTATAAGGTCCAGCCCGAAGACACAGTTTACATCTTAGGTGATGTAGCGTTCATGTCGGGTAGCGATGCTGGTCGAATGATCAAGCGTTTGAACGGTACAAAGATTTTGATTGAAGGCAACCACGACAAGAAGACATTGAATGATGTAACTTTTCGTAGTGCATTTAAAGAAATCCACAAGTATTTGGATATTAAATATGATGGTCACAAGATTGTTATGTTTCACTATCCAATTTCTGAGTGGGATCAAATGCATCGCGGAGCATTACACTTTCACGGTCACTTGCACGGTGGTGTGAGCGGTTTGGAAAATTATCGTGCTATGGATGTAGGTATGGATTCAACCGGTGAAATCGTAATTTCAATGGAACGTGCTATCCGTTTGATCAAAGATAAAGAAATCAAAGGACATCATGTATGAAAGATGAAAGTCATTTATCAGTAAGTGAACAAAGTCTAGTTTTTCGTCTACGCAAACGAGCAGAGATTCGCAGGCAAATTCCTGGACGTAAAAGCGTTGAGGAAGGCGCCCGCGATCGTATAGCAGACCTGCTAGAAGAAGCCGCTGACGAACTTGAACGCTTGTACAAGATTGAAACAAAAGAAAAATATGCCACAAGGCAGTTATAAGGAAGTAAAATGGCTAAGTGTTATCAACTAGTAGGTGTGCCAGCCGCAGGTAAGAGCACTTGGATTAAAAACCAAACTTGGGCCTTGGGTTTGACCGTAGTTTCAACAGATACCTTTGTAGAAGACTATGCTAAAAAAGTAGGTAAGACTTACTCAGAAGTGTTTAAGGACTATATGCCTACAGCAGTTGACCTAATGGTTGAACAAGTTGTATTCGCACGTAAGCATGGGCACACTATAATTTGGGATCAAACTTCAACTTCAATTGCTAGCCGTGAGCGCAAGTTTAATATGTTACCAGGTTACGAACATATTGCTGTAGTGTTTAAGACTCC